GCTTCCTCACCGGGCTGGTGAAGGCGTTGCGTGACAACACCAGCAAGGAGCGGTGGACCCGTGCGGCGGAGGCTTTCATCACCGTCGGGGAGCAGGAGATCGAGTCGTTCCTCATGCAGTTCCGTTCGTTCTGGAATCCCGTCAGCAAGGGCGGCGTCCGCCCGGATGGCTGGTCGCCCCCGAAGGACGTGCTTGCCAAGTTGATGGCGTTGGTTCAGTCGTGATTCACCCACACACAGGAGACATGCACATGGCTGCGATGACTTGGGATCAGTACCTCAAGTTCTTGATGGATGTCGAGAAGGAGAACGTCGAGGAGAACTACCGGATCGGGAGGGGTGCGAACGATGCCGACGAGGCGATGAACGGCGACACTCGCGATGGGTTCGCCGCCTTGCAGGAGATGATGCCCACGCTCCTTGCCGCACCGGAGTTGCTTGCGGTATTGCGTGACTGCACGTCAGAACTAATCGACTTGTACGAGCAACTGTATCCAGATGACGAGTCGGACAACGACACCACTGCCGTCATCGACCGGGCCATCGCAGCCATCGCCACAGCCGAAGGGAGGGACGAGTGATGGAAGGGATACGGTTCGTGACTGCGGGAAGCCCCGAGTGGGACTACATGTGGGAGCGACTTGCCTCCGACCCGCTGAACAGCGACGACGCTGTGCCAACGCAGTGCTTTCACGACGGTGCCTGCGAGGCATGGCAGTACATGGGCACCGCCAGCATGCCCGTCGGGTGGGTGCATGAGTTCCGGCATCGTGCCCACCCCAAGACTGACAAGCGAGAGACGTTCCGAGTAAAGGCCCAGCCCGACTGGGCAGAAGGGAGGACAGCATGACCCCGAGACAACTACTGGGGCAGGCACGGGTACACACCTTTGAATACGTCCCGTACCTCGCCTCATACATCTACTCCCTGCGTGAGCAGGAGACTCCGGGCATCGGCACGGCGGCAGTGGACGCAGCCGGCAACCTGTACTGGGATGCCGAGTTCGTGTCCAAGATCGGCCGGGATCAGACGGCGTACCTCGTCGCCCACGAGGTACTGCATCTGATCTTCGACCATCACGGCCGGGCACCCGAGATCATCGGGGAGAACCCGTCCGACCTGGAGCGGTTCGTCTGCAACGTGGCCGCCGATCTGGTCATCGAGCAGACGCTCTCGATGATGCGGCACCTGCGGCCGGAGGGGGCGGTCTATCTGGGATGCGAAGTCCCGGACTGGGGCATCACGCTCGACTTCCCTGAGAACAGGTCGATGCAGGAGTACTACCGCCTCATCATGGAGAAGTTGAAGAACGGCAGCAACAACCAGCAGCAAGGAGACGGAGATGGGGAGTCTGATTCCGATGGGTCTTCTGGAGACGGTGGCGAGCAGGGAGATTCGTCCGCATCCGGCAGCGACAGTTCCGACGGTGACGGGGATGACGACAACGGCGGCACAGGCAGCGACGGTGGCGATTCACGTCAGGGCGATGACGGAGATGCTGACGACGACGATGCTGAGGCGGAGGGCGGCAAGAGTCCGTCTGGCAACGGAGCGGGATCGCCTTCGTCTGGGAAGGGCAAGGCACCGCCACCGGCCGGCTCGCCCGGCACAGGCGGCTCGTGTGCGGACGGGTGCCCTCGCCCCTACGAAATCGAGGACGACGGGTCGTGGCAGGCCTACGGCGAAGACATGGCCGCAGCCCAAGCGGAAGAAGCCATAGCCAAGTACGAGGCCAGCAATCCCGGCAAGGTGCCCGGCTCCATCAAGCAGGCACTCAAGCAGAAGTTGCGGCCCACGCCCGACCCGTTCGCTCAGTTGCGGTCGGCAGTCTGCACCAGCGTGGCCTCGCCGGTTGGCGGGCGGGACTACTCCCACCGCCGCCGGTCACGCAAGCAGCCACCGGGCGATGACGCCCCCCTCCTGCACGGCCGTATCACCGTGCAGCCGCACGCCGTCGTCATCGTGGATACGTCCGCGTCCATGATGACGAAGGACATCCAGGCGAAGGCACTCTCCGTCATCGCTCAAGGGTTGCGGAAACTGGGGCGAGTCAAGGTGTACTGTGCCGACACGAAGGTGCAGTCGCACGCACTGGTCGCCACGACACGGGTGTTCGACTGGCACGGGGGCGGCGGAACGGACATGTCCACCGCCATCGAGCAGGTGGAGCGGACGGACAAGCCCGATTCCATCGTCCTCATCACCGACGCCGAGACGAACTGGCACGGCAAGAAGCCCCGTGCCCGTGTCGTCGTGGCGTACACAGGCGAGAAGGGATCTTCGTGGCACAACGCCATCCCCCACTGGGCTCGCGTCGTGCCGCTGCCACAGGAGGGGGCATGAGCATGGCGAAGCGACGGAAGAAACTGGCACCACGCCTCTACACCTACGAAAAGTTGGAGTCGCTCATGCGTTTGTTCCACGCCGGCAAACGCTCGACCGTCCTGTACGGTGGCGTGGTCGTCGGGGCACGACCCAGCGGCGACCCGCCATGCCTGGAGATTACCTACAGCACATCGAAGTGGTGGATCGCTCTGGCCCGTGCCTACAGGGGGGCGGACGGGGCGACCGTGTACGCCGTGACTGGGCCGCCACGTTCCGTAGACCGGGACATGCGGAGGCAGCAGGTCGCCGCATGGAAACGGTACGTCCCCGTGTTCACGCCACACCAGGAGAAGCGGCTGCTGCCGAGCAACGTCTGGTCGTGGTATCTGGTCAGGGACGGAGTGGCTACGCCGTGCGTCAGTCGTCCGGGCGTCTGGCTCCACCCACCTCGACGGCACGAGAGGTACGACCACAACTGGGGGACGCTGCACCCGCACCTGTCTCGCCGTGCGAAGTTGTTTGCCGGCCGCCTCGCAAAGGCGACGGCCGACCTGCCGGGCTGCATGGTGCGTGGAGAAGGGGACGACGTGGACATCGTGGTCTACACGCCCCCGACTCAGCGAAGCGACGGCAGGAAACTGACCATCGTGCCTCGCCAGCACGGCGACGAGTCGCGCTGTTTCCACCACATCGACGGGGACTACGCCTTCAAGCACCTGGAGTTCTTGGGACTAGAGAAAAATTGCACGGAATGGCGGCCCAAGTACCGCTGGAAATGCAGCAAGGACGCCATCAACGGGATCGTGGAGTGGGTTCTCGGGGACATCTACATCCCTGGTCCGGGCTAATCACACAGGAGAACGATCATGTCTTGGCTCGACTACAAGTACAGTCACAGCACCATCCGCCAACGGTTCCGCGTCATGCTCGGCCTCGACGCCGGGCCTATCGAGTGGGCCTTCCGGCTGGCGATCCTGGCCCTCATGGTTCGCACCAGCCTCGACCCGACGGAGCCCATCTACATGGGCGTGTTCGGCTGGGTCTGCACCGTGTTCTTCGTCTTCTTCTACTTGATCTAGGAGACACACCAATGCCTGTCGTCTATGCGTATGGCCGGGCTTCCACCGGCCGGCAGACAATCACGGAAGACGCCCAGCGATCCGTGTGCGAGGAGTACATCAAGCGGGCGCTCGTGCCGGAGGGCTACACCTACGGCGGCTGGCTCTACGACTCGGCCACCAGCGGCACGAAGCCGATGTTTGAGCGGGACGAGGGCCGCAAGGTGTGGGCTCTCGTCCAGCCCGGCGACAAGATCGTGTGGGCGAAACTGGACCGGGCCTTCCGCTCCGTCATCGACGCTGCCCAGACGATGCAACTCCTGTCGCACAAGGGCGTGTCGTTCAACTCGCTGGACTTGGGCCTCGACACCGGCAGTCCCATCGGCCGGTGCGTGTTCACGATCCTGACGGCGTTCGCAGAACTGGAGGTGGAGTTCATCCGGCAGCGGACGCGGGACAGCCTGCGGGAAAAGCGGAAGGCCGGCAAGCCGCATGGCCGTCACGCCCCAGTCGGCTGGCGGAAGTGCGGGACCGGCAAGGATTCCTACTACCTGCCCGACGAGGCGGAGCGGAAGCAGGTCGAGGCGATGGCCGCCATGCGGAAGGGAGGGGCCAGCCTGGAGCGGATCACGCTGGCCTTCTACAACGTCCGCCGGCCGAACGGCTACAAGTGGAACATCAACTCCATCACCCGTGCCCTCAAGGCACAAGCGGCTCGCTTTGCAAAAGCGTTTCCAGATAGCCCAAAGCGACGGCGAGTCTCCGCTGGATAGTTCGTGGGTCGCACCCCGCCTGCTCGCCAATCTCCCGCAGACTGAGCCCACGAAAGAACCGGAGGTGGATCAGTTTGCGGGACTTGGCGGGGAGGCGGGCGATGGCCGTCTGGAGTCGGGTCGAGAACCCGTGCTGCTTGCTGACCGCCAGTGCCTCCGCCAGTTCCATCGGCACCCGATCCGGCGAGTCGTACCGATGGCGGCGGTTGCGGTCGATCTCCTTGAGCAGGGCGTTGCGTATCGCCATCGAGAAGTACGTCGTGACCTTTGACTTCGCCGGGTCATACGTCACTGCCGCCTTGCAAATCGCAAGATACGCCACGCTGGTTGCGTCGATGGCCGCCACCTGCTTGCGGAGCGTGGGGTAGCGGCACCGAAAGGCCACGATTGCCTTCGGCACAATCTCAATCGCCTGCTCGGCAAGCCGCTGCTGGTCCGGTGTCAGGTGCATACATGCACTCTGACGCACGCCAGCCAAGTCGATAGGCCAACGTCAGGCCGTGTTCTCGGCAGGCAGCATCGCCACCGCTTCGGACCAGGGAATGACCTCGACTTGGGCCACGAGGACTTCTTGGTCGGCGCGAACCCACATGCCGTGCAGCAACCCGCCCGGCATAACTTCGGTAAGAACATCGCCACGCAGCACCATTCGGCCGTCAGACATGACGCCAGGAATGGGAATGCAGTTTGGTGTTCCGTACTGTGCATGGAGTTCCGCAAGCCGGGCCGCCAGTTGAGGCGAGAAGACGAGGGCCAACTGCTTGGCCTCTGCGTCAGTGATCGGAAGTTGAATATCCGCCAGCGTCATACCTTCCTCCCAAGCGCACGAAGCATGGTGTTCCAGGCGTTTGCGTAGACGAGGGCTTGCGTTGGATTCATGTGGGCACCGATGCTATAGCCGCCGATGCGGGCGTTGGAGTACGCGGAGAATGTGCCGTCGGAGCGATGGTAGGCGTACAGCGCAAATCCCGTGCTGACCAAACCTGGCGCGTTGCCGGTCCCACTGTTTCCGGTACTCACACCGTTGGCGTACAGGACAGACCCGCCTCCGGCGTTGTTGCCCTGGCTGGTTCCCATAATGAAGTCACCGGCCGCGTGCGTTCCTGAAGTTCCGCCACCAGACGCGCCGCCGTCTGCGGTTGTGCGAAGGTTCTCCATCCGGAAAACGGTAGTCGGGCTGTCGCACTGAAGCGACAAGAGGCCGTCCTGGTTGACTGATCCCGTTGCCGCGATGTAGGCGCGAAACGTCGACGTAGGAAGCGTGTGGACAAAACAGGCAAGGTGTCGGCTGGTGTTGAAATTGAGTGGCAGCCCGGTCAGCAGCCGCTTGCTGCTGCCGTCTCCCAGAAGGCCGCTGGCTTCCGAGTAGTCGCCAGCGACGAATGGGCTGATGCTTGGGTTTGCGTCTGTAACTGTCCCTTGAGTCGCCCCAGTGAGACTTGTGGACAGGTATAGCGGGACGAGGGCGGCCGAAAGATTGCCACCAGCCATTGGGTTCACCCGCCACAGCAGCGACCGGAGGTTATTGCTATCCACTGCCGTGCAAAAATCAGACACAGCCTGGACGGTGGCGAGCGACACGGTTCCACCGTTTGCAATCACTCGACCCGCCCACCGCTCGGCCTCGATATGAATGGCCGTCACTTGGGCAGACCTCTGCGGGGCTTGCACGAACCTCAATACTTCCGACTGCGACAGAGCCCTGTTGTAGACAACCAAATCGTCTACGAGTCCAGGGAATAGAATTGTCATTTGTTTCGTGGCGTCGATTCCGTCGATTACCTTACCGCTTGCAAGCGAGGCACTAGCAGCACTCACGCCGTTGATATAAAACGTGGCAGTTCCAGATTCCTTGTTTGCGACGACCGCTGTGTGCGCCCACACTCCATCCGGCAAGGAAGTGAGGCACGCTCCAGGGACGAGGAGTGATGTGAATGAGCCATCCGTGTAATAGATGCGCGCGTTGAGTTGTGCGTTCCAGTTTGTGGCTGCTGTTCCCAAACCGAGCCGCCACTGATTGCTTGGGTTTGAATTGACAACTCCCGTGAAACCAGAAAGCGCGAAACTTGCGGACGCACTTGGCTGTAGCGCGTACTCTGGCTTCACCCACATGCAGACAGTGAACGACTGATCCACACCGACAATCGCCCCCGCGCCGCCGATTAGATTTGCGGACAAACCCGCCGCAGGCACGCCACCAGAAACGCCCACCGTCAATCTGCGGGCTCTGCCGGTTCGGCCCGAAGCACTCATCGGCCCGCCAAAAGCAGAGACAGAGAGTCCGCCTATGGAATCGACTGCCGCGACGTTGGTGTTTGTCGCCGCCTCGTCGAACTTCCACCACGCCACAGCGCCCGAAATGGATCGGGGGTCGAACAGGTTGTTTCTTGGCCGAAGCAGGCGAGGCGACATGGGCATTGGTCAGTTCCTCGCGCCGTCCGAAGAAGCACTGGGCTGGAGTGCGTACAGCAGGCGGGTCTGCTCATGCACCGCTTGGGCGATGTCCCGCTGCGTCTGGCTCATCTCCTTGAGGAACGCTTGGTGGGCCTCGACCATAGGCAGCACGATGTCCACCCGGACAAACCACAGGACGAGGCTTGCCAGGACAAGACCGAACCCGTACCGCTCCAGCATCCGCAGGGCGGTTTCGTACACCTCGACGCTGCTCACTGGCTCCCTCTCATCTCGCACTGCCAGACCGCCATCTTTGCTCGATTCGCCCATCTGGATAGCCACCACTCCAGGACTTCCTTGACCACCGCTGACAGGACAGCAGACAGCAGGAAAGCCCAGATGAACCCGTATCGTTCGTCTTTCGCGAATCCCGAAAGTGCGAACGACACCCGCTGTGCCGTGTCCTCCAGAGGCTTCCCGTAGTCCTGCGACTCCCGCTCGCACCGCAGCAGCCAGTCGGTCGGCCACTCCGCGATGGTCGCCAGCACGAGGGCGTCAACCTTCTCCCGGCCCAGCAGCCTGGACCGGACGGGCAGGCGGCTGCGGACGTACTCGCACAACTCGCTGGCCGAGTCACTTGGCATGGCAGGCACCGTCCTTGCATGCGGACTGCGGCTTCGGTCGGTTCTTCGCACACGGGCAGGCGGCCGGGCACGAACACCACACGCGGGTAATCCCGTCACCTGTCGGCACCATTCCGGTCCCGCCGCATTTGCCGCAGCATTTGATCGGCGGCGGACTGGGCGGATTGGTAGGCACGTCGGGGGCAAACGCGAGCCACACGGCGACAGTAGCGATGGAAACCTTCATCCGAGAATCTCCCGTCCGCCCCAGTCCTTGAGCGTCCTCTTAGGAAATCCCACCACGTTCGATACCGCATAGGTTCCCCCCTGCGCGATCATCCGCTGGGCAGTGGACTGACTGATCCAGAACGAACCCTCCGGCTGGTCATGCACCTTCGGGCCGGAGTGTGCGTTCCACCCCCAAGAGTTCTGGATGCAGAAGCGGCAGTCGCCCGGCCGCGAGTCGTCCGCTGCGTGCCACTGCATCGCGTGATGCCACGTCCCAGACGGCGGAATCATGCCCTGCTCGTCCCGTCGCATCCGCGAGAATCCCACGTCCGAACAGCACACCACGCCAAATCCGTTGGCGATGGCGTCTCTGGCCTGCTGCCACGTCGTCACGAGGCTGATCGTGCCGACGTGATGCTTGGCCGCAACGCTTGTCACGTTCGCCGGTACACCACGCCCGCCCCACTTCATGCCGATGGAGGCGTCGTAGATGGACAAGTCGAGACCCAAGTCGTCGTACTTCTGGCGGAGCATCAGCCCGCCCGTCCTGTGTGCCCAGCCGACGATCTGCGAACAACTGGCACCCTGCCCGCCATGCCCGCGTGCCCCGTAGAGAGGCTCCGTCGCCGTGCGATCCACCCAGTCCTCAGTCGTGGCGATGTCGGGGTCGTTGGCCCTTGCCAGGTCCGCCGCTCCACGCACTGCATGCGACACGCAGTCGCCCGTCGTTTGCGTTTCGTCGTATGGCTTCCGCCCGGTGGCTGTCTCAAGCGCCACGACGGCCTTGAAGGGCAGCGACACCTTGCCTGCCCCACTGCCGGCCAGCGTGTCGCCAAACAGCGGCATGGGCAAGGACTTGAGCAGCCGCTCTGTCGCGTCCGGGTCGCAGTACGACCCGAGCAGGCCGTTGTTGTAGGCCCGAACTATGTCCTGCGGTGAGGCGAAGAAGTCCGACATGCCCCACCTACTTGATCGCCGCGAACGCTTTGGCTGCTGACTGCCGGAGTTCCGGCGTCAACGGCACGTCCTTGTCGCCAACGGCGGCGAGCAGGTAGTCATCGAGCCGCTGGCCCAGACCGGCGTACTTGCCGGCGATCCCAGTGTTCTCAAACGCCATCGACAGGGCGTTCCGGTAGCGATTCCGCAGGTCGAGGACGGTCTTTGCCACCGGCTGCTTGGCGTTCCCGTCCCGCACCACGATGTCGGCCATCGCCGCATGGAAGTCCCGGAGGATCGCCGCATCGCCGGCACTCACGCCCTCCAGGACGGACGACGGGGCCGGCACAGACGGCTTGACTGCGGGCAGGACGGTAGCCGTCATGGCCGCAAGCCCGACCAGGAGCCCCGCCCAGATTGCCACCGTCCTCGCCACGCTCTACCGACCCTTCTTCGGGAGTTCCTTCTCCGCCACAAGGGCTGCGATCAGTGCCCGAGCCGCCGATGCCACCGCCACGTCGCCCGCCTCGTCGGCCTGCCCGGCGAGGCCGAACAGCCGGTTGACCCACCCGGCCCGGTCAGCCGGAGAAACTCCAGGCGACCGGGCCGTAGACGGCAGGTACGGCAGGGCCAGAGCCCCGCCGGCAACGGCGAACGCAGCGACGGCGACCACAGCCAGGAGCATCAGTCGATCTCTGCGTTGGAAACAGCCGTGACCAGAGCCACGACGTACCGGAACAGTTCCTCGCCCTGCGGGCTCATGAGGCACGCCTCCACCCGCTCGCACAGGTCATCGTCCACCGGAGTTTCCGTCTTGGTAGCGACAAACCGCATGAGTTTGAGCGCCCCTGCGGCCCGCTCTTTCGCCGTGTCGGCTGCGGAAATCTCGGACAGCAGCGACAAGGCCGGTGCCCACTCCACAATCATCCGCACCTTGTCCGCGACGGTTGCCACGAGGCTTCTCCTTCTGGCGAGACACCCATGCCACTAGGAGATTTATGTCCCGGCACGGCTGGCACAGGGACAGTAGTTTTCGCCGCACCAGGAACGGGTCCAGGCTCAAGTCCTCGCAGGTCTGGGCGAAGGTGAACGCCCCTCCCGTACCCTCAAAGACCCACCTCCACGCCGCCACCTGCCGGCGCAGAATCTCAAACTCCTTCCTGTTGGTGGGCAACATCTGGGCATACCCAATCCGCCTGTGCCGGCGGCACAGTTCGCGGACGTGATAGTGCGTCCGAACGAGAACCTCTGCACAAAACCGTCTCCATCCGGTTTCGCACTCCTCCACGATGTTCTCGTCGTCGTAATCCTTTACGGCGACGGCGATCATTATTTCGTCGGTGCCTCGCAAAAGCCGCTGCGAAGTGTCCCCTCGTTGAGGTGCGGCCAAACCTCAAGCGAGTGGATTGCCGCCATCAGATTCCAGGCGGCGTGGCCCAAGTGATCCTCTGAGCGATCCCCTCCGAGAAACAGGTAGACGTGCCGCAACGCATGGTTCAGCATGTCGTTGGCCGGCATCCCTTTTTCCCAGTTGAAATCCCCGTACTTGGCTGCGCCCTCCGCACAGGCAGCGGCAACGGCTGCGAGTCCGATGGGCGTGATGAGGTCGTACCTCGTCGCCTCCGCATCGCTCGACCGCACGGCACCGCTGGCGTACTTCACCGACTTTTCCTCCGTCACCTTTATCATCGAGACAACTCCTTGAAACGGTCCTCAAACAACTGCTTTGCCTGAGTCCAGCAGTACGGGTTGATCGGCCCGCACGCCGGCTCCACGTCGATTCCCCAGTCGTGACTGACTGACACAAGGTCACGCTTCTCCGCCATCAAGGCCCGCAGGTCCGCCGTCTTCACGTCGGCGGGCATGGGCCAGGGCAGGCCGAACACCTTTGCGACAGTCCGCTGGACATGCTCCTCCAGTTCCCGGTAGCCCGGCATCAGCGACTTGAGCGGCGTAGCCACGTCCCCCAAGTACGCCTCGCTGGCGTCATGCAGCAGCCCCCACATGGCGTTCTCCGGCTGCGTCAGGCGGCTGACCATGACGCTGTGCTGGGCCACCGAGTACGGGCACTTGCTGTGGCCGGTGAATCGGTTGATGAGGGACAGGGCATGGGCGATGTCCGGGATATGCACGTCCTCCCTGCGGAAGTTTGCGAGGTCGATCAGCCGGCCCGTGTACGTCTGCATGGTCGTCGCGTTCATGGTCAGCACTCCTTGCACACCAGGGGGTCAATCGGACGCAGGGCCGACTGCGGCACGAAGTACGCCTCGCCATAGCCGCCGTAGTTGGCACGGAACTTCGGCTGCTTCGCCTCCGATGCGGGCATCCAGCCGTGAATGGTGAAGTCGTGCGGGCCTCCGGTCACAAGCACGAAGGCATCGCCGTCCTTGTCGTCGTCCCGGACGATGAGGTCGTAGGAGTGACGCGACCGGGTGCGGATCTGGATGGACTCGCCCACGTCTCCGCCCGCCTTGAACGTGTTGACGCTGCCGTTCCAGTAGCGGTTGGTCGCCTTCGCGAACGCACACTCCCCCAGTGCCCCGAGAATGTGGATCGACCACTCGTCGTTGACCTTGAGCCGGCTGACGCACCCCTTCCGCAGTGCCTCGACGTTGCGAGACACGCCGACGAGGGCGGCCCGGCTCACCTCAAACCATTCCAGACGCACGTTCACAGCAGTTCCTTCCGCCATCGCGTCACCACCTCGCCGTACAGAGCCCAGAACGCCGCGTCATGGGCCTCGCCTTCGTAGTCCACCTTGACTGGAGTCGCCTGACGCATGGCGTGGACGTGTTCCTCGATCAACGTCTCCGCCATCTGCTCCTCGTTCCCGCTGTTGCGAATCCAGATGACCGCCCGATCCCCGTGCCAGTAGAAAATCCCGTGAGCCTTGTGCTTCTTCATCACCGCCACCGGCCGCAGCAGCACGCGGCACGGGAACGGCAGCGGATAGTTCTTCCGCAGCCACCGCTTCGTCCTGTCGTAGTACCTGACTGGCATCAGAGAGCCCCCTGCACCTGCTGGATGAACCGCTTGATCTGCTCCAGAGGGAACGTCACAAGCCACTCCTGCTCGTTCTGCCGGTGCAGCACGACCGGGCAGAGTTCCCCGCACTGCTCACGGGACTTGTCCATGACGGCGTGCAGGTTCAGCCCCCGCTCGACACGCTTCACTTCCAGCCAGAGGTGCGGGGTGCCCGGACTGATGAGGTCGCTGGCCGACTCCGTGCCGGAGTGCTGCTGACTCCTGCGGGCGTGGGCATTGGGGACGAGCCGATTCCACTCGGCCGCCGCCTCCAACTCGCCACGCTTGCCCTTCTGCCGACTGTTGATCGCCATTCGCTTCACCTCCAGGGGGACTCCGTTCTTCCTGCGAAACACGAACACACGAACCGGATACCGCTCCAGGCTGTAGCCCAGATGCTTCTTGAGACGGAGCGAAGCCAGGAACTCCGGGTCGAAGTTGGCGTCGTCCACCTCCCGCTTGGCGGTGAGGCACATGCCTTTGGTGAGGTTGTGCTTTCCGCCGAAGTGCAATCCCTCGTGGCACCAGTGGCAGAGCCGCAGGAGGTTCCTGCGGTCGTGCGCCCGGCCAGCACCCTGCTGCAAGTGGTGGATGTGCAGGGCGTCCGACCTGCCCCAGCACACCGCACAGAACTGGTACTCGTCCGCGAAGGCCGATAGTTCCTGACGCCCATCACTCATCGCCCTCCTCCGTCACGGCCCCCACGATGGCCCGAACGGAGTTGTCGAACGCCTCAGCGTCCTCCTCCGTCTGGAACTCGATCTGCCAGCGGAACACCCGCTCGCCAGTGGCAAGGTTGGTCGCCTCCTCCCGGCGGTGGACGCGGCAGGCGGCCACGCCACCCAGCGTCTTGGCCGACGCCACCAACTCCTCGTTCTCCTTGAACAACGCACCCAATGCCTGAGCCATGAATCCGCCCATGACGATCACTCCCTTCGTGAAATCGGACACCTCAACCTCCGTGAGTCTTGAGCCATTGAGCAGCGACGGCGAACCAGAACGAGAGCATCGTCAAGTCCTCCGACGAGGTGACGACGACGGTGCCGCTGGTGTCGATGACGACTGCTGACTGGTGATCCTGCGAGAACCACTGGGAGTCCGCTTCCGTCTCCTCCCCGATGATGTCCTTCAGCGTGTCCACTCCCTCTCGGGGGCGGCACAAGGCGGCGAGTTTCTCCCCCTTGCTGTCCGTGTACCTGAGAAGAACCAAGTCTTTTGCCATTTCCCTTACTTCCCTTAGCGCTCTAAGCGCTCTCTGAAACAAATCTGCTCACTGGTTGAAGGCTCGCTGCGGGTGGACGGCGACTAATCCCCAGCCCGAAGGCTAGGGTTAGCCGCCACCTGCCCACTGTTCGTTA